TAACAATCTTATAAGAACGCATATTTAAATTTCCATTTAAATTAGCTAATTCTTCTTCATCTTCAATGTTTAATACTTTCGATATATGACAGATTAAATGAAAATATTCATGTGATATAGTATTTATTAATTGTGCAAAAGAACTTGTTTTATTAACTATTATAACAGAACTTCTTAATTTTAAATTTGAATATGTTAGCCCAGAATTAAGTTTACATTCCTCTAAATTATCTAAAGCTCTTTCTATATAATAATTAGGACAATTAATTGCCTTTAAAATTCTAATTATAAAATCAATATCATCACAAGTTGTTTCATATAATATAGTTATATTCCAATCTAAAATGGAAAATTTATCAATAATCATAACATATCATCCCATTCAATTGGAATTCCTTGTATAACCATATCTGCATACCATCTATTAAATACTATTCCGTCATATCCATCTTTATCATCTACAACATCTTTTACATATAAAGCTAGATGTTTTTCGTCTATTATACTACTTCCCATAAAATCATTATTTCCCATATTATAGACATAAACATAATCATATAATTCATTATGTTCTAATTTAACATCATGTTTTATTAGTATTTCATCTACTTTTTCTTTTTGAACTGGAGACTTTCCATGATTCATTTTAGAAACAGCAAATTTACATAACTTTTTATTAAAATGTTCTCCATAATATTTTAAATAACGTTTCATAGAAGCAGGTCTATCGTCATACAGATCTAGTCTCATGATCAATAACGTCTACCACCACGGCGCATACCATAGCGAGAACCGTACATATCGTCATCATCATTTCTATTTCCGTAACGGTCTCCATAATTGGAATTTTCAGCCATATCTTCAAATAATTCATGAAGACAATCTGCGTGTTCATAAATCTTAGAAACAGCTTTCATTGCTTTTCCAAATTTATCCTCGGTAATTTCTACTACAATCATTTCTTTATAAATTCAAAAATTTTATCCAATTTAGACTCTACACCATCAAATCTATTTTCAAGATTCTATAATCTATCGTCTCTTTCTTTATCTTTAGCAAACTAAGGGTTTAACTGTTTAAGAATATCCTCACAACTTTTAATATTTTGTTTATAATAGTCAATATTATTTACAATATTTCTACTATTTGATAACATTGTTTCAACTTCATTTTGAATACCTTGTTTAGTTTCACTTATAAGAAGTTTTCCATTATTGTATGTAACAAAACTATTAATACTTGGAAGATTATTAAATTCCTAAACAGTATCTTCTACTTTTACTCTTAAATCTACAGTAGCCTAATTAAAGTTAAATTTAGGTTGTGTTACTCCTACTATTTCTCCTATAATATATTTAGGAGAGGAAGTCTTATCTAATAAATAGATACTACTTCCTTGAGATAAAGCTGAAAACATTATAATAATTGCATTATATTAGCATTCTTATCATAATAAATCTCATATACTCCTGGTAATGAAATATCAGATCCAGTAGCTGATGTTCCTCCAACATTAGTTAAAGGTTGAGTAAAACTATTGGAAGAGAATAGAATGGGAAGAGAAGTATTAGTAATTTCAGTATTTAATCTAAATAAAAGAATTCCAGTTCCATTTAAGAATCTAAATGCTCTATTTGGAATATTTATAACAACATTAGTATCTGTTATTTCTACTGAACTACTTTCAAGCATAGGTATTCCATTTCTATTTGCAAAATTAAATGGATAATTAGTTGTTGCTCCAAACATATTCACTCCTTTCTTTAATTAATTCCAAAAGCTAGTCTAATTATATCCATAATATGGAGTAGCATTTACAGCTACTAAATTAGGATACTGTATAGGAACAGTATTAGGCTATTTAGCTGCAATAGCATCAATCTTGTCATCAAGTGCATGAAGAGCATTATTTAATGCTAAAGTCTAAGCATCATTACTAATTTGATTTCTTAACTGAGTAATTATATCACCCTAAGTATCTATCTTATTCTGTAACTCTCTTTCTTTAAGATCACAGAATTCTTTAGTAATAAGAGTATTCTATCCAGAAATAGCGTTGAGAATACTGTTTGTATTACTATCAGCCTATCTAGTAAGAGTATTAGTTTGCTAACATACTGCTAACTAATCAGCAGCTTCTATTTGAGCATTCTATAATTGATCAGCAGCATGATTCTATGAAGCTAATAAAACAGCAGCAGAATGATTAGCAGCAGCCTAACTCTATAAAGCGTTAGTTTGATTTGCAATAGCTAATCTGTTTTCACAGCAACAACTACATAATTGTTGACTAAGAGCTGCATTTCCACTTTGTATAGAATTAATAACCTATGCTCCTGTAAGTCCAACTTGTGAACCAACATTTTGAACAGCAGATTGAATCTGATTTACTCCGTTTTGTACATTACTTACACTTGTATTAAGCATAGTAGCTAATTGACTTAAAGCATCTGCTCTACCATTAATGGCTTGTAAAAGTAAATCTCTACCAGCATCGTTATTTAACTGGTTAGCTAAGAATCCAGTTCCAGCATTTCCGCCAAAACCTCCATTACCCCAATTGTTACCTCCAAAAATCCAAGGAAATAATATCCACATGAACATCATCCACATCCAATTGCCATTACCAAAGCCTCCGTTTTGAGATAATGCTAACATTAAAGAAGGATCAATTGAATTGTTTCCGTCAGGTACATTAAAAACTTTTGTTTCAGACATAATAAATTAATTTTAGTTTTAATAAAGTATCT